GGCTCTTTGCGATACTCTTTCACGAATGCGTGGAAGTGAATGTCGCATTGCGAAGCAGCCATGATTCCGTTTTGGTAAGCCTCTTCGCCAAGTTTGACAACGAACTTTAGATCCTGAGCGTAATAGTATTGTTTCATTTGTTTCATGGTATTCATTATGATACTATCCTACAACAAACCGCCAAAAAGTAAACAAATACGATTTACCTAAGCTGTTGATTACAAACAGCCGCTTAAAATAACCCCAGGTTATTGAATATCAATAACTTACTCGAGGCCTTTTGTGGTTTTTTTCTTCTTCTTCTGAAGAATCTTTCTCCGAGCGTTGAGTCGATTCACAACCTCATTGCCAGTCATCCAAATATCTTTGTTATCGAGAATTGATTGAATCTCATCGGGCTTCAAAAAGTCCGAATAAATTTCTTGAAGTAATCCCTCAGACCATTTGCGTTCATGCTTGATCTGGTCGATCATCTCTCCGCCTTTACCCATCGTACCACCCGAATAATTGTGGAACATAAACATTGAATGAGCAGAGATTTCAAAGCTATCTGACATTAGAAAGACGATAGTTGCTGCAGACATACAGGCACCCTCAACGGAGGCCATGACTGGAGCTTTGCATTCACGAATCACCCGCATGAACTGAATTGCTGACCATAGATCGCCACCCGAAGAATTGATGTAGATTTTCACGAGATCATTTGGAGGACAATGACGAATCTGATTAAACCACTCGGTGTATTTCGAAGCTTCTTCAATTTGTCCCACGAGATAATACTCATGGATATGCCCGAGGGGTTTATCTGTAAAGGCACATGTGGGTTTTTTTTCCTGATTTAGCATATCGAATAGGGGATGATCTAATTTTTTAACATCAGTGTGCATTGGTAGTATGTATCAGTTTCCAAAGATTTTTCTGCGCTTATATTCCTGGATGGTTTCTAGGAGTGGTTTGACCCAATTGTCACGGTGTTCTTTAAACACTTTGGGTTCACTGTCATCGATTCCCATAATTGTCACGATGTTTGTAATTGGAAGTTTTGTGCGTTCCTCAAACATAATCGCATAGGCAGTTTCCTGCATGAAGTATGTATGAATATCTTCCTTCTCTTTGACTCGTCGAGATGTTTTGATGTCAATAATTGACCGGACACCGTCAAAGTCAGCAACAAGATCCACACGACCTGCAAGGCCCAGATGATCTGAATACAAAGGTTTTTCCTGCAGAATAATGTTATTGACTCTGGATTCCAGAATCGGACGAATCGTACTAAACATCTGCCAGATATGAGGGAGGAAGTTTTTAGATTCAAGGACTTCGTTATTTAGAAATCTCTCAGCAACCTTATGAATCTCTTCCCCACGGGCACACGCCCGACGGGAGATACGATTCGCCTCTTCTTCACCCACCTTCTGGCGCCATTCACGAATACTATTCTCGCTTAGAATCCCAAGAACCGTAGTAATCGATGGATACTTAGGTCCCCTCGGAGTAGCATATGTGCGTCCACTTTCAAGAGTTTCACATACAAGATCGTTGTATCCTAGATCTATGGGATTATGAGTGAATGTCATTCGTCTAGGTCTTCAAAGTCTTCAAGAATATCTCCAGCATCAATTGGTCCATTGACCCGATAGTATTGTTCATCCTCATTGTTATTTTTTGATGGATGAACATTTTTCTTTCGCTGATGCTTTTGAGCTTCACGATCAAATCGATTTTGTTTTTCTTCTCGGTTCCTATTCATTATTCGTTCTTTTTTAAGAATTCTTTTGTCATAATATAATCCCGCACAATACCCGATCGGACAATATCCTGCCAGGTAAACTCAACGGAATAGAAATACTTCATCTGAGAAACAATCTTCATGAACTCTAAGATACCACTCTTATCCTTGGTTTTCTCAAGGTCTGATTGGTAGTAATCACCACACATGATAAATCGGCAATCTTCACCGAGACGAGTAATAATCGAATCGAGCTCATGAAAAGTAAGATTCTGCATTTCATCTACAATGACGATGGACTTACGAAGAGTAATACCACGAATGAATGACGTAGTGAGAAATTCAACAGTTCCTTTTGCAACTAATTTATTCCAGGCCATTCGATCATTAAAGAGTTCCGTCATGATAGAAATGTAAGGAGAAAGGTACGTCGATTCCTTCTCTTCTCGATCACCCGGAAGAAATCCAATATCGCGTGTCGGGACAACGGAGCGAACCACGATGATCTTTTCATAAGGAGAATCACCCTTTAGAATCTCTTCTATGGCAAGAAAGATGGCAAGAAAGGTCTTACCAGTGCCAGCCGCGCCGGATAAACACAGATGATTCTTCTTCTTATATGCAGCAAATACTTTCTTTTGAGTATTTGTGAGAGGTTCTACATTCCGCAGATTCTGAAGATTAATAGACGGAATTGCAACTGCGGTTGACTGTTTCTGTTTTGTTTTTGATTTAGCCATTAAATTATTTAGTACGAATTGTATTGCCTCTTCCCGATCCTCTCTTTATTTTCTGCTGGACTTCTTTCCAACCGTCACCCCCACGCGAGTACATGGATTTAAAGCCAGAATAGCTCAGCTGCACTGCAGTGACTCCACGTAGGACCGCTCCAACCTTATGGCAGGATGGGCATTCATCGATCGTAGGTTTATCTCGATCAGCCATGGGCACCAATTGAGTGAACTCATGGTGGCATTCTTTACAATGATAATCGTAGTTAGGCATTTTATTTTGTAACGAACCAAGAAGGCGTATTCCGTTTAGTCCAGACCATTTTAAATCTGCCTTGTTTTGTTTGATAGAATTCTTGGTACGACCTCACAGGATCATCTGGATACATGCATTCAGGAGTTGATTTCATCGCAAGTTTAAACTGCGTCATTGGTACATCCGGAATGTTTTTTGGCGGATCGATGAGATCTTCTAGCAATAACGTTTCACTACTATGAATTTTGCCATAACGGTAGGTGTATTCGCTGCAGAGGGCATCAAAATGCTGATGATGCCATTCATAGTTGATAATACTTTCCATGGTCCATATTGTGCATGGGTGGTGCATATGAACGGCTTTGTAGAACTTGGCGTCCTTTTCGGGATTCGAAAGCAGCCATTCTTTACCCTTGCGCCAACGAGCAGGAAGAGAACCCGCAACATATTTCTTCGTCTCGCGCATTGTACCATCGAGCAAACGATGAGCAGTCGAAAGCATCTGAGCAGATTCGACGATCATTTTGACCACGTGCTTATCACACTGCAGCTGAGCAGCAATGACGGGGTCACGATCTAAAACGAAGATATTCATAATGTAGTGTATATCCTATACGGATATAGTCAAATGTAAATCTTTTATTATGCCACCTGAAGTTCGGGTTCTTCAACCTGAAGAGATTCGATCACTCTTTGCAGAAATTTCTGTTTTCTTTGCATTCCTGTAATTGATGTAATATTGCCTTCTTTCTGGAGACGCTGGATGTAATAATCCAGCTCTTGATAATCTTGTTTAAGTCGGTCCAGTTGTGAGATGATCATTTTTTCTATAATTAATATAGAAGATACCGTGTTGGTTCTTTCAGGAAATTGTTATTTAAGAATAAGGCCGGGCCAGGTCTGTTTTACTAAATCTCGAGTAATGCCCGGATAAAGGGTTTCTAGTTTCTTATCCTTCATTGCAAGGATCATGTCAGCATCTTTAGGATGAATAGTCTCTAGGACTTGAAGAAACATGTTTTCTCTCTTTGCTGGTTTCATTGCATCGCCCTGGCCACCTTTTACAAAATAGTGAAATATTTTAATCTTTAATCTAAGAGAGGAAGAAGAATGCCCGGATTTAGAAAGTCTTCCGTCATATGTGGGTTTTCCCAAGGGTAGATTCCATTGAATGCAATCGTCAAAAGATCCTCGAAGTACATCGCGCAATTCAAGTGAATCGTGCTGTTTCAGGAAAGCAGTTTTCGGCTCTGCGCTTTCCATTGCTGAAACCTTCTGCAGTATTTCGTGTACGAGTAATGAGATCATTGTGAATTAAATTCTTCAGCGCATTCAATCAATTGTGTGCAGCGTTTAGAGATCAGATAATTAAGGATATTTGAATTCGGTTTGGCCGAATCAAATGTATTTATAATAGAGTCCTTCTTGTCCTGGGGAACTTTGCTCAGATCAATAAGAGCGGTATTGCGCTGGAAATTGCGGTATGTTTCTTGATTCATTACCGTATCCAGGGAAGAACGTGAGGCATACCATGCATCAACTTTTTTAGCAGAAACTGGCTTTTGGCGAATCTTATCCACGAACGTATTGTCTGGAGAAAGAATGTTTGGAATACCGTCTCCACTATCTCCACGAACCGTATGGTCAAACAGATATTTGACTGGATCCTTCTCCTTGATGAAAGACTTAATCATAGGTGAGAACTGTTTTACATTGGAATACTGTTGAAGCTGGATGAAATCTTTATCCGAAGAAATGATCATCACTGGCTCGTGTTGACCAAAGTTCTGTGTCTTTTCTGTAAGAGTTCCAATGATGTCATCAGCCTCAATGTTGTTAATGTGAACAACCTTGTATGGAAAATTCTCTGCAATTTCATTGCGCACCAGAGTTAGAATGCGAAAGAATTCAGTCCAATCAAGACCGCTATCGTCTCGGTTTGCCTTTCGGTGGGCCTTGTACTGAGGATAGATCTGCTTGCGCCACGAACCTCCGTCACAGGCAATAACCATCTGACCGTATTCCTTACGATGCTTGAGGTTATACATCCTCAAGGAGTTTAGAATCATGTGGCGTATCAAATGCTCTGAAACATCCATCTTCTGGGTGAAGATGTTGGAAATTGCAATACCTGAATAGTCGACTAAGATCATGTACCAATCATACCACGCTCACATTAGATGTAAACACTAAAGTAGCGTTTTGCGGTATTTCGTCAACTGGTTTCTTGTGACTCTTACCCGAATCTGGTCGTTATAATACTCATCGAGAAGGATCGCCTTCCGAGTAATTTGCTCATACATTTCGAGATAGGAGCATTCGCTTTTGCTGGTGCATAGGTGCAGAATGACCCTGCGGAAATTGTCCTTGCCCAATTCATTCAGATCTTTTTGAAGTGCATTGCTAGAACCATAATAGGTTTTCCAGTCCGACTCAACAAGAATGCGCTTCTTTTTCTTCTTGACCGTTTTAAATCCCTTAAAGAAAAACAGTTTCTTTCCGACGTACTTACGACCATTCACTAGGTTCTCTATTAGATAGACGAACCCGTAAATTTTCTTCGGATCTAATTCAGTTGGTTCAAACGCAGAGTCATGATAAAGCCACATAATGGCTTATTTATCACGCTTCGTCGATGTCGCCTTCTTCGCTGCAATGGTTGCCGCATATTGGGCAATACTCGGGATAACTTTCCACCAAGGTATTATCCTCGTTTTCATCCACATCAGGATCAACAATATCCTCTGTAAATGAAATGGTAGAAATGCAACCGCAACAATAGCAATTAATTTGTACTTTAGGCATTAGGCTTCGCATGACGCGCAGTTAAGTAGGTTACGTCCCAGCTCTTGAGCCGGATGCGTTCCACGTTGATAATAGAGGGTTTTGATGTTATTTTCCCAGGCAAAAATCATGAGCTGATTTACTTCCTTCGGAGATGTCTTTGGATGAACCATAAGATTCAGCGATTGACCTTGGTCAATATACTTCTGACGAGCAGAAGCCTGAATGATGATTTCTTTCTGAGAGATTTCTCCGAAGGTCTTAAAGACTTCTTTTTCTTCAGGAGTCATAAACTTCAGATGAAGGACGGAACCACCATGAGTAAGAATTGACTTCCACGTATCCTCATCGTTCTTATCGTGCTTCTTGAGAGCGTCTTTAAGGTAAGGATTTTTATAGGCAAATGAACCCTTTGCCAGCTTCTTCATGAAGTAATTTGAATTCAATGGTTCGATCGAGGGCGATACCTGACCCAGAATAAAGCTCGACGATGTTGTTGGTGCCACGGCAAGAGTTGTGACATTACGACGACCCGTGCCCTTTAGAAGTTCCGGCTCGCCAAACTTCTCTGCTAGTTCCATTGTTGCTTTATCTGCGCGTTCACGGATTGTCTTCCAAATGCCAGTATTCAGCAACTTAGCCTCCATTGATTCAAAGCCAATCATCTTGGATTGAAGTAATGAATGCCAACCAAGAACACCCAGACCCAATGCACGTTGATTCTTTGCAAAACGATGTGGAGCCTCCATGAACTTCATGTCCGCGGTCTTATTCACAAACTCCTGATTCACGGAATCGAGAAAGTAGATCATTGTCTCGACAGCATCCGTTTCCTTAATCTCTTCCCAATGTAACAGATTCAGAGATGAAAGGACGCATACGAATGATTCTTCGTCATTTGATGAAAGACAGATTTCAGAGCAAAGGTTAGATGAATTGATCTTACGCTTCTTTTCTTTGTAGATTGCAGGAGCACTCTTATTCACGGTGTCTGTAAAGAAGATGTAAGGATATCCAGTCTCAAAGCGTTTCTTAATCACCTTTGTCCACGTCTCGCGCTTCTCTTTATCACCTTCAATCATTGACTTCATCCATTTGTCCGTAATTGTAACACCAATCGACATGTTCTGAATGGCATGGCCGTCTGAACGGATCTGAAGAAATTCTTCAACATCTGGATGTTCAACTGGAAGATACGCAGCAAAAGAACCACGACGAGCAGAACCCTGTGAGATGACTTCTGCAATGGTGTCAAACAGTTCCATGAAATGCACTGGACCCGAAGATTCGCCTCCCACGGAGATGGGCGTGCCACGTGCACGGAGGTCACCGAAATAGCCCGAGGTACCGCCACCATGTTTTGACATGATGCCAACCTCAGCCGCCTTATTCAAAATATCTTCCATCTTGTCGGAAATATGAGAATTAAAGCACGACACTGGAAGGCCACGGTCATTACCGTAGTTAGTCCATACAGGAGTAGAAAGTGAATAGAATCCACGCGCCATATAATTCTCAAACTTATCCGCAAATCCCTTCATGCCTAAAAGCTTTTCAGCATGCTCCGCAATCTGACCGATACGCTTCTCAGGAGTTATTCCTTCCTTCAGGTATCCTCTTTCAAGGAATTGACGCGAGTGAGTGTTTAGCCAATAGTATTTTTCTTGTTCGGAACTCATAATTAAAATAGATCAGATTGACTAAAGCTCTGGCCTTTCTTGGAATACTCAATGGGACGTGAATGGAAGAAGTCCGTCATATTGTTACCCAGAATCTGTTCATCAAACCAAACGGTTTTTTTGACCATTTCTTTATCAACTTCAAATAGCTTTTCAAAGCCAATCTGAACCAATGATTCATTCATACGGTTCTTGATAAACTCACGAAGTAAAGGCGTGTTGAGGCTTTCAACACTGTAACCATTCACGATCCAATCAATGATCTTGCACTCGTATTCAATGGCGAGAAGGGATTCAGAGATAATCTTCTCCTTGAGCTCAGCATCAAATAATTCAGGATGTTCATCGCGAATGGTATTGATGAGCTTGATGCCGATCATGGCATGAAGATTCTCCTCACGAGAAGTGTACTCCACCTGCTTGTTCGTATCCTTCAGAAGATTGCGGAAACGACCAAAGTAACTAATGGTGTAGAACTGACTAAAGAGTGCGATGTTCTCAACAAACAACGTGAAGAGAATCAGAGAATAAACAAATTGCTTCTTTTTATCCGGAGTAAATGGCTGGAGGTACTTGCGAAGATATGTAACGCGACCCCGGATAATATCTTCTTGGAGAATACGATCAAATGAGTCATCAATGCCCAGAACGTCAAGAAGGCGTTCATATGCATCTCCATGGACCACCTCAGAATTTGCCATGACATAACCCAGATCCGTGATGGTGGGATGTGGAAGATTTTCTCCAACCCTGGCCCAGAACTTCTTCACGGAAATTTCTAGTTGGCCGATTGTGGA